TCTGACCAATCATGCGAAACGATTTTTCCCCTCGGTCAGCGGCCTGACCCAAAAGACGGCTGATGCGATTCTAATTCTCAGACATTTTTTACTAAAACAATAATGAGCCTCCACTCGTAAAAATGGAGATAGAAAACAAAAACTAATATGGCTATAATCACACAAAATAATGGAGGAGGGGACGGCCCGATCACGGGTTGGCCTATCGCAACTCCCGCACCGGGAGGACAGCAATTGGCAGTATGCTTGGCGATAAAAGATACGCTTAACTACGAGTCGCCCAAGTACCGAGGAAGCCCCGACGAGCCAATCGTTTTGGAAATCAAGGACGTCACGAGATTCCTATTCGGCTTGGCGGACGGGTCGATGGTTCAGACCTCGGAAATGAAAATCTCGGGGAATGAGAAAAGCAAGCTCGTAGGGACTCTTACTTCTTGGCTCGGCTCTCCACCTCCAATTGGATTTGATACCGAGACTTTGGTCGGTCAGGGAGTCACCCTGAATGTCGTTGCAAAGATTAGCGGAAAGGGTCGGTCTTATTCCGACGTGGCAAGCGTCAGCCCGGTCATGCCCCAACTCGCCAACCAAGTTCCAAACGTGGCGATGTTCAGCATACCCGAAGGTGATGGCCCCTCGGCTTCTCCCCAAATGGCACCCGTTCAGCCTATTCAGCCTGCCCCGTTGCAGACCGCTACATCGGTCACGGTCGATCAGCCCCAAGTGGTTCAGCCCATTCAGCCCATTCAGCCGGTCGTTCAGCAACCCGTGCAACCCGTACAGCAACCCGTACAACAGGTTCAGCCCATTCAGCCGGTCCAACAGCCCGCCGGAGGTCAGCAGACCCTCGGTGGACAGTTCACGCCTCCGCCAACTCAAACGGTTCCATTCTGATGAACCCTATCCATTTGTGCTTGTTAATCGGGTGGTTGGCCGTGGTGGCCGACATGGTCCTCAGTTAGATGGCTATAATCACCGCAAAGCCTAAGAGGGGCGGAGGGCATTGGTACGACGAGAACGGGAAATCAATGCACACCGTCCCCCGAAAGTCGGGAGGGGAAAAGAATACGTCCTTGAAGGATGCGAGAGAGCTTGAGCTCTTCCCCTCCGTAACGACGATCCTCGGCGGCCTGTTTGCAAAGCCCGGACTCGAGTGGTGGAAACAGGGGCAACTCCTGCAAATCGCTTTCGATAGCCCGGCCAAAAAGGGCGAGAGTTTTGAAGCTTTTGCGGACCGGTGCAGAGTCATGCAAGAAAAACCAACAGATGATGCGGCATCCTTCGGGACGAGGATTCACAATGCTATCGAGAAATACTTTGAGGGAGACCCCATCGAAGATGAGCTCTTGCCATACGTCAAACCGGCCTTCGATTGGAAACAAGAGAATCAACTCCGATTTATCGAAAGGGAGAAGACTCTCGTGAACCTAGAAGAGGGCTTTGCGGGGGCGGTCGATATTATCGGCCTCGGACAGAACCAAGAAAAATTCGTCATTGATTGGAAGACCCGAAAGACAAAGGAAGGAGTTCCCGTCAAGTCTTACGACTTCCAAATCCACCAAATTGCGGCTTATGCGGCAACCTATTGGGGCGCGGAGGCGGTGGATGCGGAACAAGTATTCGGGGCAAATGCAGTGATCTCCTCAGTCGAACCGGGTCGGTTTGAGGTGATCAAATACAGTCCGAGCGAATTGAAAGATGCTTGGGCGGTATTCAAATCGGCCTGCCAAATATGGAGATCCCTAAAAGGATATGATCCGAGAAAACAAACAAACTAGGCAAAAGTGGTATCGTTTCGGAGTCCCCGTTGGGAACCTGACCGTCTCGTTACCCGTTAGTCTGCGGGAAGTGATCAAGGAGGAGGCGCGGAGGACGAACGTCTCGGCCTCCGCCTTGGTCACGGACCTATTGATGGAAAAGTATGGGAAGAAAATCGGGCGGAATGGATGACCCCGGCAAACCCGTTCCGATTGGCATCCAAGTGGCTCGGGCATTCGATCACTTTTGGGACAGGAATCAATTGTCGGTGGATTCAAAGGGGAAGGTTTTCAGAACAATGACCCCGAGGGTCAGGCCAAAAGGGGCGGGCGATTTCATAGATTTTCGCAAGCCCGAAACAAAGAAGAAAGGAAAGAAGAGTGGCGAGGTTTATTAGTTTATTTAGTGGAGTGGGCGGTTTCGACCTCGGGATGGAAAAAGCGGGGCATGAATGCGTTGCCCAAGTGGAATGGGATAAGAATGCGGCGGGTGTATTAAAGCATCGATGGCCGAACGTTCCTTTATTCTGCGACGTCAGTAAAGTATCGGCGGATGATCTGCCCGATTGTGAATTCATCTGCTACGGCTTTCCTTGTCAGGATCTCAGCGTAGCGGGAAAAAGAAAGGGATTGGAAGGTGAAAGAAGTGGATTATTCTTTGAAGCAACAAGACTTATTCGGGAGCTTATCGCCCGAGGAAGCGGGCTACGCTTTGCATTGGCAGAAAATGTCGCCGGACTGTTCTCTGCGGATGATGGTCTCGCACTTGCAAGGTGCATCCGAGAGCTACTCGAAAGCGGGGCTTGTGAAACGGGATGGGTTTTGGTCGACAGCCAATATTTCGGAGTGGCGCAAAGGAGGAAGCGCGTGTTCATTGTCTCAGATTTTGGAGGCGAATCCGTTGACGAAATACTCGCTATCACCGAGAGCTTGCCGGGGCATCCTGCGCCGAGCCGAGAAGCGAGGAAAGGAACTGCCGGAGATGCTACAAAAGGCGTTGGAGAGGGTCTCCAATTTAGCGGGCAAAACTTAATATCCGATGACTTAGACACGCCGAGCCTAACACTAGACACGGGTGCAAAAAATTACAATCGGGGCATTCACGTTACCCAAGGCGCAGACGTCTACAATGGACAACTGACGGGGGAGACGAGCGCTACTGTAACGAGCGCAACGGGCATCGCAAATGCGAGCGGGCCGAAGGTGATCGGATGGAACGGAGACACAACCCCCAAGGCTTCCGAGGACGTGTCGGTCACCCTGCGCAGTCAGCAAGGCGGGGAAGGGGTGGGGGTGGCATTTCATGCCTTGCAAGATCCGATCCACAGCGAGGAGCATACTCCCGCCTTGGGCAGTAATGCGACTATTGGTTATCAGCAGAATTTAACCGTCCGCCGACTCTTGCCAATAGAAACCGAACGCTTGCAAGGATTCCCCGATAATTGGACGTCGGAAAAGATGGAACTGACCCTTGAGGGGAACGAGTGGAAGGCAACCGGCAAGGTGGTCAAGCAGGCAGATGGCCCACGATATACGCAGATGGGGAACGCCGTGACTGTCAACGTTAGTGAATATCTCGGGAAACAAATAGCCAAAGTATTATGACAAAGAAACAAAAACAGCCCCTCTTTCTGAAGGGATACGAAACCAATCCGCAGGGTGAGAAGGTGCCGATTTACACAACGGTCGAGCCTGCGGTCCCTCCCGTAATGCTCCCCTCCGAATCCCCCGCCCTGCCGAGGTTTAGGAAAAAGAAGAAGGAGGGCGAATAGATGGGACAGTTCATGGGGTATCAATCATATACCCGGCACACGTATTGCCGGGCTTGCGGGGAGGAATGGCCGAGCGAGGATACCGAGCACTACCACTCTTGCACCGTAAAAGACTACTCGGATGGCGAGGAGTTCATCGATCAAAGCGAAAAAACAATCGAGGAGATGGGACAAGAAGGTTGCTACCTCGAGAAAAAGAAAAAGGATGAAGATGGAAGCTGAATATAAAATGGGCCACGGGATTCCCCGAGGGGAAAAAGTGATCATAAGGATCGGATCTCGCCAGGCGGATGCCTCGCTTAATCCGGAGAAGGAAACGTGGTCCTTGAAACTTGACACCCCCGACCTTCCCGAGCTCGAGTTCCCAAGCCTCGAGAATGCAGTCCTCTCGGCGGTAACGATTTTACAGGAGGATAGAATTTGATCGCCTACGACTCCGAAACCGTTTGGTCGAAATTATATTCGGTCGCAAGGATGGGACTCGACCGGTACGTCAAGTCACTCTCGTTCAAAGTCACCATCGTCTCTTTAAAAGGGGATGATGGATTTGAATGGGTAGGTCCACCCCAACAGTTACCGGTGGATCGATTGCAAGGCCAACAGTTGGTCGCTCACAATGCGGAGTTCGATTCGGTATGCGCAAGGATGGCAATGGCCCGGGGGCAAATGCCCCCGTTCGAGCCGGCTGAATGGATATGCACGGCGGACATGGCAAGTTGGCATCAGTTGCCCCGCTCACTCGCAAAAGCATACTTCGAGTTGTTCGGGGAGCACTTGGCAAAGGATGCGCGTGATGCAATGGCCGGACTGTCAGCCGAGGAGATAACTGCGAATCCTGCATTTAGGGAATACGCATTGAACGATAGCCGGGCTTGCTTGCGAATTTACAAGGAACTCGAACTTGGATTCCCCGAGAAAGAGAAAATCCTGTCGGCACTCAATCGAAAGATTGCATCCCGAGGGATGCCGTTGGACGGGCCACTCTGTCAGACCTTTATCGACAAGACCGAGCAAGTCATGGAGGAGATGGAAAAGTTTCTCCCTTGGGTAACCGAGGATGGCCGAGGAGCCGAGCCAACCTCCCCATTGGCCTTGGGTAAGTATCTCGAAATGAAAGGGGTCAAGCCGCCCCCCTCGACCAAGGAAGATGATCCTGCGGTCTTGATTTGGAAGGCGAATAATCCTGACCATTCACCCGTGCTCGATGCGATGACTAGATGGAGAAAAGCGAATAAGGCGAATAAATTTTATATCGGGCTCATCTTGCGGACCCGACCTGATCGGCGTGTATCCACTAGGCTACTATATTGCGGGGCGACTCATACGAAAAGATTTTCGGGAACGGGTGGAATAAATTTTCACGGGATACCGAGGGACGAAGTCGAAGGTACGTCGGCCAAGCGTTGCCTGAAGGCACCCGAGGGCAGGGTAATCGTCTCAGCCGACCTTTCCCAAATAGAACCTCGAGTCCTTGCCTACTTGGTCGGAGACATGGACTTTCTCGGCCTAGTCAGGGGAGGGATCGATCTGTACGAGGCACATGGTCGAGCGTCAGGTCTATATAACCACGATGAGCCGATGAAGGATCTCGCCCCGGAAATGCGTCACCTCTGCAAAGCAAGAGTTCTCGGACTAGGCTACGGTTGCGGGTTCAAAAAGTTCGGACAAGTTGCGGAAGCTCTGACCGGGGGGAAGCTCAGGATGACCGAGGCCGAGGCGAAAAAGCAAGTAAGCGACTACCGAAAGAACAATCCGCTCATCGTCGAGCAATGGAAAGCACTCGAGGACTTTGTTCGGGAACAGGCAAAGGATACGCCCGAATGCGTAGTAGTAACTACCCGAGACGGTGCGCCGATCCGATACTTCAACGTTCAAGTCGATGACAAGGGTGAGATCACCGCGCAGAAGGTAAGAGGGCAGGGGAGGTCAAAGCTATATGGCGGCCTACTGATGGAGAACCTCGTACAATGTCAATCCCGGCAAATCTTTTCCGATGCAATCATCAGGGCGGAGGCCGCAGGGTTACCGGTCTGTCTCCATGTCCATGACTCGATTACTGTCGAGGTTGCGGAGCAAGAGGGACAGGCGGCACTCGACCTACTCATTTCAATACTAACCGAAGAACCAACCTATATGCCGGGGCTTCCCTTGGCGGCGGAAGGGGAAATCAAAACACACTACTAATGGAAAATATATATGACATAAGAAAAGTTTATCAAAATTTTAGTTCAGCAAATCTGCTTTCCGTAACCGTCGAACATAACGGTGTGCATGAGGGAGATGCCGGCCACGGGGGGTATGTAAAATTACTTTTTAAGGATGAGGGTGGTACCTGCATGGAGGTTAATGGAGAAAAGTCTGAGCAAGTTGAGATTATACTAAAAGGGAGCACCGAAAGAGATACTTTAATAAAAGCACTTTTTGCAATCCTCAAGGAGTTGTATGGCCCTATTTCCGACCATAACGGCCCCATTCCTCATTTTGATTCTGAATGAGCACTATGAAACCAATAAAAAAACTATTCAGCATCCTGTTCTTCATGCTCGCAGTTGCGACCGGGATGTGGCTCTTCGCTTCCTTCCTCATTGGCTTCGCTAGGCTTTTATCGTGGCTATAGAGATCATCGGGCTATGTGGACCGAAGGGGGTGGGAAAATCGACCTATGCGGAGACGCTTGATGGGATGGTCTTTTCATTCGCCAAACCGTTAAAGGAGATGCTCATCAGCATCCTGCCCCATGAGGGTTGGATCAATCAGAAGGAGGAAGTGCCTCCGGGCTTCCCCGAGCATTGCACGGTCAGATTCATGCTCCAAGAGCTCGGGACGTCATTCGGACGGGAGACTTGTTATGCGAACATTTGGGTCGATGCCGCATACCGAATGGTCGAGCCCTACGTCGGGAAGAAGACCATCATATTTGATGACGTCAGGTTCCCGAATGAGGCTTGGGCAATCAGAAGATGGGGAGTGTCGAATGAGGTCCATACGAAAATCATCCACATCTCGAGGGACGGGTTTGAGCCGGATGAGAATGATAGGCACGTTTCGGAAGCGGGGTTGGCGAGGGAAATGATAGACAAATGGGTAACGGTGGAAAATGGCGAAGCAGGAATCCCACAGCACCGTTAGGAAAATGGCAACCGATGCCGCCCTCCGAAATCTTCTGAGGAAGACCGGGTCAGGGACCTTGTCTCAATCGGAGATTGCCGATCAGGCCGGGCTATCCCGGGGATTAATCAACAGAATCGAGAGGGGAGCAATTCAGAAGGTAACCGAGCAAATTGCTCGAATAATAGAAAGAGATCAGGATGGCTCGACCTAGATACGAAACACAAAAGGACCTCGACAGCGAGCAAGAGATTGCCACCTTCCTTAGTCAGGCTTGGCAATGTAAATTTATCAAGCTCGAGCCATTTAAGTGGCGGGTGGATTT